GAGGTGAGTGCATGATCGATCTGTCATTGCTTCCGCCGCCCGATGTGGTGGAAAGCCTGGAATTTGAAACGATCTATCAGGTGGCGCTGAGCGACTTCCGCTTGTTGATGGGGGATCAGTGGACGGCGGTGCTGGAGTCCGATCCGGTGGTCAAGCTGCTGGAAGTGGCGGCCTATCAGAAGATGCTCGGCCGGGCGCGGGTCAACGCGGCGGCCAAGGCCAGCCTGCTGGCCTACGCCAAGGGCGCCGACCTGGACAATCGCGCCGCCGACTACGGCGTGCAGCGCCTGACCATCACCCCGGCCCAGCCGGATGCGTTGCCGCCGGTGGCGGCGATGATGGAGAGTGATTCGGCACTGCGCTACCGCACGCGCCTGTCGCTGGAGGCGCTATCGGTGGCGGGCAGCCGGGGCGCCTACGAGTACCACGGCCTCAGCGCCTCGGCGAACGTGTCGAGCGTTTCGGTGGATTCGCCGGTGTTCGCCGGCGTGGCGCTCACGGATGCGCAAAAGGCGGTGCTGCCGGCCGGGGCCATCGTCGTGACCTGCACCTACGCCGCCGGCCTGGAGAACCCATTGCCGGGCGACGTGTCGCTGGCGGTGTTGGGCCGGGTGGGTAGCCCGGAAACGCCGGCAGAGCTTGTGGCCGCTGTGCAGGCGGCGCTGTCAGCCGAGAGCGTGCGGCCGCTGACAGATCGGCCGCGCACTCAAGCAGGGTTGGCCACTGACTTCAAGGTGTCGGCCACCCTGGAGCTGGAGGCGGGGCCTGAACCGGCCGTTGTGCTGGCCAATGCCCGCAGCGGGCTGGACTCGGCTTTGGCCGAGGCGCGCCGGATGGAAGGGCAGTTGCCGTTGTCGGCGATCTACGCCGCGTTACACGTAACGGGCGTGCGCCGGGTGGTGCTGACGGCGCCGACCGACGATGTGACGTGTGACAAGCGGCACTACCCCAACTGCACCGCGATCACCCTTAAAACCAAGGTGGTCGCATGAGTCTGCTGCCCAGTAATGCCACCGTGCTCGAGCGCGCCATTGAGAAGGCCGGCGACCTCGGCATTGATCCCGAGGTGATTCGCGGGGTCGCCGACTCGGCACGCTGTCCGCCCAACTTTCTGCCCTGGCTCGGTTGGGCCATGAAGGTCGAAGGCTGGGAGGCGGCCAACACCGACGAGCAGCGCCGCGAGCTGATCCGCGAGGCCATACCGGTTCACAAGACCAAGGGCACTGTCGGCGCAATCAAGCGGGTGCTCAAGGCGGTGCGGGTCAACGCCGAGTTCAAAGAATGGCACCAAGTCCCCAATGCGGCCCCGTACACGTTCCAGGTTACGGCCTGGGCGAACGATAACCGCGAGGGGGAGGGGTCGATTCTGTCGCCGCAACTGGGCGAGCGCCTTCGCGCATTGATCGACGCGGCCAAGAACGAGCGCAGCCACTACGAGTTCCGCCTGGGGGCGCGCTTTGAAGGCGCCTTGGCGGTGGCGGCGGCTGCGCGGGCGCGGGCGGTTTATCGGCGTTCGGTAGCCATCCTGCCCATGCCGGCCGACACCGCCAGTTCGGGGCTGTTGGTCGCGGCGGCGGCCAAAGCGCGCTGCGTGGTCCGGCAGTCTGCCGCGATCCCCAGCATACCTATCCATTCTGAATCGGGCCTGGTGGTCGCCTGTGCGGCCCGCGCCCGTGCTGTCGTGCGCGGCACGATGGAGGGAATCATAAATGAGTGACCCGTTACTGCTGACCTTTACCAAGGCCGGCCTGGCAGCGGTACTGCGTGCGGATAACACCGGCATCGCGGCGCAGATCACCAGTGTGGTGGTAGGCACCTCGGCTTACACACCTTCTAGCAGCCAAAAGAGCCTGGTCGCCCAGGTGGCGGAATATCCAATCGCCGGCGGCGAGCGGCTGAGCGACACCATGCTGCACATCGTCGCCAATGCCGATGGCCCGCGTGCTTTCTGGATCAGGGAGCTGGGTTACAAGCTGAGCGACGGCACCCTGCTGGCTGTCTGGTCGCACCCCACCGAGGCGCTGACCTTCAAGTCGGCCAACACTGAGGTGTTGCTGGCTTACGACCTGTCGCTGGCTGCGTTGCCGGCCAATAGCGTCACGATCAATAGCAGTGAGGCCGGGCTGAGTCTGAGCTTGGCAGCGCCGCTGGCCGCCCAGGCGGCCGCGCTGATCGCGGATCAACTGAGCGGCTTAAAGCGGCAGGATCAGCTGGACCTGCATACAGAAAAGCAACGCATTGCCGACGAAACGCTGAGCAACCTGCTGTCACGCATGTGGGCGGTCGAGAAACGCCAAGACGCGGACCGTGAGGCCTTGCTGGGCGTGGCTGTATCCAACGCGGCGGCGGTTATCGCCCTGCAAACCCTGGTTGTACAAAATATCTACGGAGCCTGAAGAGCTATGAGTCTCGAATCTGATGTTGGCAATTTGGTCACACAAACCACTGCGCTCATCGACTATTTCAAGGGGCAGAAAACGTCCATCGACAATTCGGTAAAAGCTGCCATTGCCGCTGTGCCAGATACGTCGCGCACCTGGTGGGTGGACCCGGTTGCGGGTCTTGACACCAACGACGGCAAGACGGCTTCTACGCCATTCAAGACCATCGTCAAGGCAATGGCCGCTACCCCGAACGCGGGCCAATGTACGGTTAACCTGCTCAACGACCTGACCATGGAGGTCAATACCGCGCTGACCGTGAATTACCTGGTCATTTATGGCGTGAACGCTGTGACTTCCGGTGTCACGCCAAAGCTGAAATTCAAGTACTACATCACCACTGATTCTGCGGGCGCCCCAAGCACCCAGCTTGCGGGATTCATCTACTACAGCCAGGCGTCCAACGTCGAACTGCGTAACGTAGATATTGACCTGCCTTCGCCTGCGGGCCTCAACCCACAACCGCTTACTGGTCGTATCTGTTCGCCGTTCAAGACGAATGCCGTCTCCTTGCTGCCCCCTGCCATCGGGCTGACCATGCAAGTAGTCAAGGTCAACAAGGCCGCCGACTTCATTGGCGCCCTGATTGGCCAGGGGGCTACGGGGGTGATCTTCCAGGCGATCAGCTGCACTTTCCCCAGTGACATGCCGGGCAAGTACATCAGCACCGTGCCCGCCGGAACTGACCTCAAAGGGCTTACCAACGTTATGACCAACCTCGCAGCACTTTAAGGAGCACCCATGCAGACTTCTAACTTGAGCGTGACCTATGGCGCGAGCACCTATGCCGGCTTTGAATTTGCCGACCTGCCGCTGGGCGCCGCTTTGCTCGCTGCCGCCATGCAGGTCGAGCAAGCGGCTGACCAAGCCCGCCGTACCGTCCTGGGCGATTCGCTGCGCGCGGTGGAATATCAACTGACTGCTGCTGAGGCCGAAGCCTTCGCTGCTGCCAACCATGAGGGGGCCGTGCCGCCGACCGTGCAGGCCTGGATGGATGCCGTGGGCAAAGATGCGGTAGCGGCTACCGCCGACATTCTCGCCGAGGCGGCCGCCTGGAAAGGTGCGCTGTATGGAATTCGCGCGGCGCGTCTTAAGGGCAAGTATGCGGTGGCACAGGCGTCTACCCATGCCGAGGCACAGGTAATCGCCGATCAGGCCATTGCTGGCATCCATGCCAGTGTCCAGGGCGTCGGCAACGCCGCTTAACCCTAACTGCTACACCATCAACCCCAAGGGCCGCTAAGCGGCTTTTTTTGTGCCTGGAGGGCACACATGAATCGAACCCACCTTGAGCACGTCGTTGCGGCGCTGCTGATCATGGTCGCCGCGTGGGGCCTGCTGGCCCTGCTGGGCATCCCGGCTGGCCACTGGGCCGGCGCCTTCGCCGGCGTGTTCTTCTTCGTCGGTCGCGAGTACACCCAGGGCGAGCGCAACCTTGCGCACGTCGAGTCGGTGCACCTGACCCACCTGCGCTGGTACGACGGCCTGCGCTTCTGGCGATGGACGCTAGAGGGGCGGCTTGACCTGCTGCTGCCCCTGGTCGTGTGCCTGGTCGCGGCGCTGCTGGTGCAGCTGCTGCTCTGACCTCGATCCCTGCAGCCCCGCCTGGCGGGGTACACCCCATTCAATCCTGAGCCGCGCATGTCGCGGCTCTGTGCTTTCTGGAGCTTTCCCATGGCTGGATTCTTTCACGGCGTTACCGTAACGAACGTCGACACCGGCGCGCGCAGCATTGCGTTGCCGTCGTCCTCGATCATTGGCTTGGTCGATACCTTCACCGAGGGCGCGCCGGCAACGGCCAAGTACAACGACCTGGTACTGATCACCAACGAGCGCGAGGCGGTGGCCGCCTTCGGTGCCGGCGCGGCGATCACCAAGGCCTGCCAGGCCGTCTTCACCCGCGCCAAGGCGGTCATTGTTGCCTGCGGCGTGGCCAAGGCGGCGGACGCGGCCGCGCAGACCACTTCGATCATCGGCGGCGCGCTGGCCAACGGCAAGCGCACCGGCCTGCAGGCGCTGCTCGATGGCAAAAGCCGGTTCAACGCGCAGCCGCGCCTGTTGATCGCGCCCAAGCACACCTCCACCCAGGCGGTCGCTGCTGCTGCCATCGCCCTGGCCGACAAGCTGCGCGCTATCGCCATCATCGACGGCCCCAACACCACCGACGACGCGGCGGTGCTGTACGCCAAGAACTTCGGCGCGAAACGCGCATTTCTGG